TCCACCGGCTTCATCGTCGGGTGCAGATCGTTGCGCTGCGGCTTCTTGATCTGCCACACGTCGCCCTGGTCGCGATCGCCGCACCAGTGGCGCTGCGCGCCTTCCGGCCAACCGTAAAGAATCGGCTCGAACTGGCGCTGGTAGTCGGCGCGTCCGAGCGTGAAGGTGTTCTTCGCCCAGATCACGAACGTCGACCAGTGACCGCCCGCGGCGCGAAACGCGGCCTGCAGCGTGTCGAGTTCGCCCGAGGACATGGCGATGTAGATCGCGCCGCGGCAGTGCGCCACGATCGGCGTCAGCGCCGCGAGCAGGAAGTCGTGGAAGGCCGCGCCGAGATTGTCGTTGAGGATCGCACGCTGGGTGCCGCGCAGCTTGTCCTTCGCGCTGTTGGCGTAGTCGACATTGTAGGGCGGGTCGATGAAGACCATGTCCGCGCGTTCGCCGGGCAGCAGACGCACGTAGCTCTCCGGGTCGGTGGCGTCGCCGCACAGCACGCGGTGTTCGCCCAGCACCCACACATCGCCTGGGCGCGACACCACGGCGACCGCTTCCTCGGGCACGTCGTCATCGTCGACCTCGCCGGCTTGGTCGGTCTCCTCGCCCGCCAGCAACTCGGCGAGTGCGTCCGGATCGAAACCGGTCAGGTCCAGGTCGAACCCGTCGGCATGTAGCGCCTCCAACTCGGTGCGCAGCATGGCGTCGTCCCAGCCTGCGTTCTCGGCGATACGGTTGTCCGCGAGGACCAGCGCGCGACGCTGGGTCGGCGTCAGATGATCGAGCACGACCACCGGCACCGTCTCCAGCCCGAGCTTGCGCGCCGCCAACAGGCGACCGTGACCGGCCACCAGCACGCCATCGGCACCGACGAGACACGGGTTCGTGAACCCGAATTCGACGATGCTGGCGGCGATCTGCGCGACCTGCTCGTCCGAGTGCGTGCGTGCGTTGCGCGCATAGGGCAACAGCCGCGCGAGCGGCCAGTGCGCGATCTTCTCCGCGACCCAGCTCATGCCGCCACCTGCCCGCTGCCGCGGCGTTCCGCGGCGACCACATCGAAGGGTTGGCCGGTCGCTTCCAGCGTGATCGGCAGACCCGGCAGTTGCTGGCGGATGCGTTCGATGGCGACATCGACGTACTCACCAGCGATCTCCACCGCGCGACAGACGCGCCCGGTGCGTTCGCAGGCGATCAACGTGCTGCCGCTGCCGCCGAAGGGTTCGTAGACAATCTCGCTGGCGTCGGTATACGCCTCGATCACGAACGTCGGCAGCGCGACCGGGAACACCGCCGGATGGTCGATGCCCCGGCCGAGCTTGCCCTTGTGGCGCATGACGCGAATCACCGAGTCCGGGATCCGCATGGCCTGCGTCGGTTGGTGTTCGTGCGACCACGCCAGCGCGCCGCCATCCCTGCCGCGCAGCGCGGTGGACGAGCCATCGGCGCGCAGGTGAATGTCCTGCCCGGCGAACTTGCAGGGCACGGTCTTGTTCGGCTTGCGGTTGCTGCGGTTGAAGTGGAAGACGAACTCGAAGCTCGGCGCGAGGCGACCGCGCCAATCGCCAGGCAGACCCGGCCCCTGATCCCAGACGTACCAGCCGAAACGGCGCCAGCCGGACTCGCGCATCCACGCGACCCAGCCGTCCCAATACGGCTGCACTTCGTTGTCGTCGTGGACGAGGCCGAGGTTGACCAGCAACTGCGCGTCGTCGCGCAATGCATCGTCGGCGGCAGCGAACACGCCGCGCATCAGCGCGTCCCAGTCGCCGATGCTGCTGGCGTAGTCGCGCTGCCGGGCGTAGGGCGGCGAGGTGATGCACAGGTGTGCGGTCTCACCGCGCATCAGCGCCGCGACCACGGCCGGATCGGCGGCGTCGCCGCAAATCAGGCGGTGCGGTCCGATGATCCAGACATCGCCCGCGCGGGACACCGGCGCCATCGTTGGTACGGGATCGTGGTCCTCGTCACCGTCTTCGTCGCTGTCCTCCGGCGCGTCGGCATCGGCACCTTCGTCGTTCGCCGCTTCCGCAGTACGCAATGCGTGTTCTGTATCGCCACCCACCGCGTCGCCGTCTTCCACCAAGTCGAGCAGGCGCTCGATCTCGCTGGCGGAGAAGCCGGTCAGGTCCAGGTCGAACCCCGCGTCCGAGAGGTCCGCGAGTTCCAGCACCAGCAGCGCGTCGTCCCACCCCGCGTTGAGTGCGATGCGGTTGTCGTTGATGATCAGCGCGCGCTTCTGTGCCGCGTCCAGGTGCGCCAGTTCGATGACCGGCACGTCGGTCATGCCGAGCCGGCGTGCGGCGAGCAGCCGACCGTGGCCGGCGATCACGCCGTTGTCGCCATCGACCAGGATCGGCGAGGTCCAGCCGAATTCCACGATGCTCGCGGCGATCTGCGCGATCTGCGCATCGCTGTGCGTGCGCGGGTTCTTCGCATAAGGAATCAGCGCCTCGACCCGGCGGGTCTCGACGGTGAGGGCGTGAGGCATCGTGGGCTCGGAAAAAGAAACCCACCGACCAGCGCGTCCGGGAACAGGGGGGACGAACGCGCTGGCCGATGGGCTGGAGAGAGGGGTGCAAACGTGCGAGGCGCAAACCCGGTGTGCAAACCGCAAACGGTGCAAACCTCGGTTTGCAGCTTGACGGTAGCGAGGTTCCGCGGCTCTGCCGCCCGCTCTAGGCGGGGCGCAGGGAGGACCCGTAGACCCTGTGGGTCTACAACTGACCTCGTGGGTCGCCATCACGTCCGAAGCGTGCTGCTTCAGGACGCATGACCACCGTGGCAGAAAAGATACCCCGGAATCGGGGGGAGTGTTTCACCAATTTTCGTGGGATTTTACGATCCAACGCGCGCGCTTGCGTTCGATTGCGTCACGTCGCGTCATGCTGCGTAATCGCCTCCACGATGCGTGGTGGCTGGCCGTTGAGCTGCACCACGATCAATGTGAGCGCGTGCCGCCAACGCCGCCACGCGGTGGGCTTGGAGCAGTGCTGCGCCTCGCAGATCGCACGCCACGGCACGTAGCGGGCGCGCGCCCACACCAGCTTGCGCTGCTCCACGCTCAGCCACTGCAGCCACTGCGTGGTCTCGGCCAGGCGATCGACGGCCGCAGGTGTGGCTGGGAAGCGCAGCACGATCCGCTCGTCCGCGTAGCCCTCCCACGACTGGCGCGCGATCTCGGGCCACAGGCTGACGTAGCCTGCCACGCGCGCGGCGGGCAACCGGTAAGACGTCGCTGCGGCTTCGTGGAAGCGGTGCTCGACTTCGTCGAACGTCCACACGGTCATGCCGAACGCTCCTGCGCGATGGCCCAGTGCAGCAGCGCGAGCGCATCCGCTTCGTTGTCGTCGACGGGCGCGTAGCCCCAGCCCCGCACCGCGGCGAGCATCGCGTCCTTGTTCGCGTTGCCCTTGCCGGTCGCGTGCTTCTTGATCGTGCCGACAGGCACGCCCTGGTACGGGATCTGGCGTTGCTCGCACCAGGCCGAAAGCTGACCGAGGAAGCCGCCGTAGGCGTGTGCGGCGTCGGTGGATGCGTGCCGGCGCACTTCCTCGAACGCGAGCTGCTGCATTCCGCCCGAGAGCGTCTGCAGTTCATCCAGCCAGCGGACGAAGCGCAGGAAGCGCATGCCGCCGCCCTCGAAGCGTTGCGGTTTGAACGATTGGGAGCCGCTCACGATGCGGCGATCGGGGGTGCGCAGTGCCCAGCCCGTGGTGGTGCCGAGGTCGAGCGCGAGAAGGGTTCTGGTCATTCCGGAGTCCTGTGGGGGATCAGGTCTGACACAGCCGACTCAGTTCATGGTTAACCTCTTACGCGCGCGGGTATGGGCGTAAATCATGAGCCGTGTCGGCTGTGTCAGGCGTGTTAGTCGAAGTCGGCGTAGGGCGTGAATCCAACCTTTGGCGCGACCTTCAAGCCGATGCCCTGGAAGCCGCGGACACCCAACGGGTTACGCCATTTCTCGATACCGCGGGCGACCATCTGGTCGGAGAACCGACGCTGCGAGCCGACGAACTCGCCCGCCGCTTCGGCCCAGGCCTTCCAGTCGTTGAACAACTCGCCGGTCAACGCCTTGGCGTTCGCGTCGCGGACGCACCGCTCGTCGATCCACCGCCCCAGCGCATCCTCGGCCTCGAAGTACTCCTCAGTCGCCGAGAGCACGCTCGCGGGTGGCTGCAGGCCTCTGCGTTGCCACTGCAGACAGCCGGCCAGCGCCCAGGCGAGGATGCCGTCGCGCTCGGCGAGCAGCTTCTCGGTGAGCTTCGGATCGCGGCGCTCGGGCGGGATCGTCACCGTGAACGGGATCAGGTGCATGCGCCGCTTCATCGCTTCGTCGACGTTGCGGATGGCCGGTTTGTGATTGCCCGCGATGACCAACTTGAACTGCGGGGTGTACTCGAAGAAATCCTGCCGCATGAAGCGCGCTGAGACCTTGTCGCCGCCGGTAATCGCCTTGACCTTCGACTCGTTCCAGCGCCGGCCCTGTTCGGTTTCGACCGAGGCGACGAAGCGCGCGCCGCGCAGTCCGGCCAGATCGGTCGGGTGGCGATCGCCGCGCGCTTCCATGAACGTATCCATCGGCGCGTTGGTCGCGTAGTCGCCAAGGATCGTCGCCAGTGCGGTCACGAACACCGACTTGCCGTTCGCGCCGGTGCCGTACAGGAAGAACAGCGCGTGCGCGCTGGTCGCCCCGGTGAGGCAGTAGCCGGCCATCCGCTGCAGGTACGCCTGCAACTCCGCGTCGCCGCCGGTCACATCGCCAAGGAACGCGCGCCAGCGGGCGCAGTCGCCGCGCGGCGTCGCCGTGGCGATTCGGGTCATCGCATCCTCGCGCCGATGCGCCGCCAATCGGCCGTTGCGCAGATCGACGACCCCGCCCGGCGTATTCAGTGCCCAGAGGTTCGCATCCCACTCGTCCGGGATCGAACTGAGTTCGGGCTCCGATCGTGCGATCCGCTCGACCGCGGCGATCGAGGCGGCGCTGGCCAGCCGGCGACTCAACGGCGGCGACTTCGACATCAGCGCCGCCGCGCAGCACATTTCGCGCGCCAGGTGCATGACGTACAGGCGCTGGTCGGCGTTCCACCGCGTGCCTGTCCAGGCCAGCCACTTGCCCCACGGTGCGCAGTAGCGCCAGTCCTGGCCGTTGCGCCGGGTGAACGCCCGCGCCAATCCGGCTTCCGAGGTCCAGTCCAGATCCTCGAACAGGCCGTGCCCGGCCACAGGATCGCCCGCCTGCGCGGTCTGCGTCGCCAGAAGATCGCCCGCATAACGGACAGGCGTGCATGGGCCGGCGACCAGAAATCCAGCGACATCGAAACCGTCGGCGATCGCATCGGCCGCATCCCAGCCTTCGGGTTTGTCTTCCGGCGGATAGAGAATCCGGCATCCATGCGCGCCCGCGGCCAGAATCGCCTGTGCGGCGCACTCGGCGTACTCCCAGCCGGGCTTGTCCTTGTCGGGCCAGAGGACGACCGTCCTGCCGGCCAGCGGCGACCAATCGGTCTTGTCGACCGGCGCGTTCGCCCCATGCATCGCGGTGGTCGCGACGATGCCGGCGTCGATCAGCGCCTGCGCGCACTTCTCGCCCTCGACCAGGACGACGGTGTCCGCGGTCGCGATCCCGGACTGGTGGTACAACGGCCGCGGCTCCGGCGGCGCCATCTTGCGGCGCTTGGCGTCCCACGGCCGGAACTCCTTCTTGCCGCCCAGTGGGTCGTAGCGGTACACCACCGCAATCAACTGGCCGTCGGCGTCGAGGTAATCCCACTTCGCGGTCGCCGGGCCGAGGTCGTCGATCGGCGGCGATTTTTTCGGTTTCGCGATCGGCATCGCGGACGCACGTCCGAGCAAGCGACCCGCCTCGTCCAGCACGCGCGGAAACTCGGCGTGTGCATCGATCCGGAAGTGCGCCGCGATCAGGTCGAAGATGTCGCCGCCGGTATTGTTGGCGCGGTCGGTCCACAGACCCGCCTTCTCGCCGGTGAGCACCACCTCCAGGCTGTCGCCGGGACTGCCGAGCACGTCGCCGATCAGGAACTTGCCCTGCCGCTTTCTGCCGGCGGGGAACAGCGCGGTCAGCACCGATTCCAGACGATCGAGCAGTTGCGCGCGGATCTCGTCCCGACCGTCGCGTGGCGCGGCGACCTGCGGAACATCGTTGAAGTCCAGAGACGGATGCGTCACTGCGCGCTCCCCTCGCCGGCCGGCATCGCATCCGCGCGCAGACGCGCGATCCGCTCCACGGCCGCGACCGTCGTGGCACTGGCGAACCAGCGCCGTGCCTGTTCTGTCCGGGCGCGATCAGCGGCTTCACGGCAAATGCCGCGCACCCGGTCGAACACGACAAGCGTATCGTCCCGGTGCCAGCCTTGATCGGTGCGAACGAACCAGCTTCGCTGGCGCGCGCTGTAACGGCAGTCGTTGCTGTGGCGGCGCACAAAGATCTCGGCGAGCCCTTCGCGGCGGTGCCAGTTCACGCCGTTGAAATCCGTGGCGACCGGCGGCGGTGAGACGACGACCGTTGCGGCATCGGCCTGTTCCAGTCGCGGTGCGATCACGGCCGCGTGGCGATCGCGCCACTGCTCCAGTTCGCTGAGCCGGAACCGGACCAGATGGCCGATGCGATAGTGCGGCACGCCGCGCGCGCTGCGCTCGACCTTGTTGTTGAGCCACTGCATCGGAATGCGCAGCGCCTGGTGCGCGGTGCGCGCGGCGACCATCGGCGCGTTGCAATCGGGTAGGACATCGGGGGTCATGCGGATCTCCAGCAGCGGTCCTGCCAGGCGCAGAACCGGCACTCGAAGTGGGTGGGATCGGAGAAGCCGCGCGGCAGCAGCTCGCCGGCATCCGTGGCGAGCACGATCTGCACCGCGCGATCGGACATCCGCTGCGCGAGCTGGCCGTCGAAGGGCACGCGCTCGGCGTAAACCTCCATCGTGTCGGCGTTGATCGCGGTGAACAGCGCGGGATTCGCGTGAAGGTCGAGATAGGCCTGATACATCGCGACCTGCGCGGCATACACCGGCTTCGCGACGGCGAGCTTGTTCTTTTCCAGTTCGCGCCAGGCCTTCGCGCCGAGGAATTTGCACTCCCAGAGCGCCGGGTAGTCGTAGCCCTCGGGGCCGCCGACGAAAACGCCGTCGACGTGCCCCTTGAGCCGCCCATCGAGCGCGGAGAAGCCGAACTGCGTGCCGTCGTCCTGGCGCGTGCGCAGATCGAAACCGGCGCCGCGCAGCCAGGCGACCATGCTCTCCTCGAGCACGTGACCGCGCTCGAAGATCCGCAGCATGCGGCCGTCGGTGTCACGGCCGGGATCGACCGGCGCGTCGGCATACTCGTACTGCAGCGCACGCGAACAGGCCACACCCAGCCGCGATGCACCGAGATAAGTGCGCCGGGGCTCGGCCGCGCGCGCCTGCTGCAGGCCGATGTCGATCAACGCTTCGAGGCGTCCGGACTCGGTCGACGATGAGTTGAAATCCAGCATCGTTCGGCCTCAGAAGGGAATTTCGGAATCTTCGAAATCGTCCAGCGGCGGCAGTCCGCGCAGCGCGCGGGACTGCTGGTGCTGCTGGCGTTCGTAGGCGTGGATCACCGCATCGATGACGTGCAGCGCCTGCCGCTGCGAGTACTGCGCCAGCGGCACGGCGAAGCCAACCGCGTCGGCGGCATTGCCGAGCGCGAGCAGGCAGGCGCGCTGGGCATCGGGGGACAGGGGCAGAGTCACGGGAACAAGCTCCTCCAGCGCCGCCGGCTCGTGCCGGCGGCGGGTGTCGTAGAGTTGGTGGAAGGCGTCCTGGCAGCGGCGCGAGCAGAAGGCCCAGCGGTGCGGGTAACGCCGTGGATCGGCGGGCGGGTGTCTCAGGTCAAGGTGACCGAACCCGCGCGCCGGTTGGCCGCAGGCCCAGCACCGCACGAGCGGGCCTTACTGCGCCCACGTCGGGCGGCCGGTCGGGGCTGCCGGCCCGACGTGCGTCGCAGCCGGCGCGGCCACGCGGGCCGCCGCACCGGCCGCGGGCGGCGCGCCCGGCGGATAGTCCGGCTGTCCGGGTTCCACCGCCTGTTTGATGATGTTTTTCGCATCGCCCCGCCCGTCGCGCTCGATGTCGATCTTCGCGACGAAGGCGATGCCCTCCAGTTCGTGGAAGCCCTGGATGCGCCGTGCGGCGGCGGCCTG